CGGAGGTGATTCATTTACAGAACCTACTGTAGTCGATAATACAATAAGATCATGCAGTTGGGATGGTTATGCTCAAAAACTATCATATCTTTTAAATGCTAACGTAATATCTTGCGGTTCAGGTGGCACGGGCTATGTAAATCCGGGTTCTGGTAAATACAAAATGTATGATCGTATTGATGATATGCTTTCTACTAATGCTGATGTATATATGTTTGCATTGGGCATTAACGATTATGCTAATACTGCCGCTACTATTTCAGCGCAAGCATTATCGTGTTTCAGCGCAGTAAGAGCATATGATAAAAATGCGCCTATCATTGTAGTCTCTCCATTCTGGAAAGGTGGATACTTTACATATCCCGCAAACTTATTGCTGACTAAAGACGGTATCTTCAATGCCTCTTCTTTAGTATCAGGAACATATGAATTGGATGTTCTTACAACATACATGGATTATAATTCATTGTCTACTGTCGGGGCGCTTGCTTTATCCGCATCTTCAGGAGCGACAACATTATCATCTACTGTATCATATCCAGTTAATACCTACCTAAGAATAGGAACTGGTGTAAATTCAGAAGTTCGTAGAGTTACATCAAATACCGCAGTTTCTAGTATTTATGTATTAGGATTCAACGGCACTACATTCACAGGTGGTGGTTCGGTTCTTATCAATAACCATGCACCGGGAGAAGCCCTTACTCCAGTAGGACCGGGTATTTACTCTGGTAGTGGTAGACAGGGCGCTACTGTCGGTAACGGTAACTCTGATCGATACACAGGAACAGATGCTACACACCCTACAGTATTAGGACATTTTAATATCGCTCAATGTCTGTTCAAGGAAATTGGACGTATTTCTACTGATTTGGTGTGATTGTTTATCGTGATTTATTCAATTTAATAAATCATAACAATGGATTACTAGAATAATTTAGATAAATACAACTATGGCATTAAAACTAAAATTAATCTCCGAGAATCCAGACCTGTTAGAAGATTTTGAAATTGTTGAAGAACAAGATAATCTCAAGGCTGGTAATTCATTGTATGTTAAAGGTCCATTCATTGGATGTAACCAAGTTAATAAAAATAAACGTTACTACGATCTCTTGGACACAAGAGATGAGGTTAATAGATACATTGAAGAGATGGTTATTCCCGGCAGAGCAATGGGTGAATTGAATCACCCATCTAGTGCTGATGTTAATCTTGAAAGAGCGTGTCACTTGGTTACTGAACTCAAGGAAAGCGATAACGCATTTTATGGAAAAGCTAAAGTTCTTACGACTCCAATGGGTCAAATCCTTAGAGCTTTGATCAATGATGGTGTTAAGGTTGGTATGTCAACTCGCGCTTTAGGTTCTTTGCAAGAAGAATCTTCATACAGCAGAGTTAAGAATATGAGATTGGTTGCTGTTGATGCAGTTGCTGATCCATCTTTCCCAAAAGCTTTTGTTAATGGTATTCTTGAAAGCAAGACATATGTGCTTGAACAAGATGGTTCATTTGAAGAAGTTTACGAAAACTTCCAAGCTTCTATATCTAAATTACCTAAAAAGGATATGGATGGTTATCTCAAGGAACAAATTTTGAAATTTATTAACGCCTTGAATTAAATAAACTTATGCCACTCAAAAAAGGAAAAGACCAAGAAACTATCTCTTCTAATATTGGGGAATTGACGAAGACTTACAAAGAAACAGGTAAGATCGGAACTTCAAAGCCCAAGAATAAGAAGAAAGCTGCTGAACAAGCAGCCGCAATTGCATACAGCAAGGCTGGAAAAAGCAAGAACCCTAAGAAAAAGAAGCCAGAAGAGGATAACGAATCTGTTGCCAAGAAAATGAAAAAGGGTAACGGTAAAGCGACTTTTAAAGTCGAGCCTGCTAAGACCAGAAAGAAATCCGCCCCACCTACTCAGGTTCATGCTAAGAAAAAGGGTAAGGGAAGTTATAATCGCAAAGCAAAGAATAAAAATTCTGTTGAACAATTAAACGACGACAAGGGCGTTTTTAGTGAAAATCAGCAAATTTCTATGTTTATTAAATGTATTTTGGAGAAAAAATACAACGATGCGAATAAATATTTAACAGGTATTCTTAACTCCAAAATGCAATCTCGCATCGAGGACGAACTTAACACCCCTTTATTCTAAACTATGAAAATTAAAGATTTACTCAACGAAGATGTTGTAAAGATCATGAGCGAAGATACGCTAGTGGCTATTCAAGAAGCTTTCGATAAGAAAGTTGAATTGACAACCGAAGCAGCCCTCGTTGCACAAGATGAACTTTATGCCGAGAAGTTAGATCAACTTATCAAGACTATTGATAGAGATCACAGTGTCAAAATGAAGCGTATTGTATCTGCTATCGATCAAGACAGAACTCAAAAGCTGTTGAAGGTTGTTAAGAAGTATGAAACCGCTCTCAATGAAGGAAGCCAAGGAACAGTCGCCCACGTTGTAGGTGCAGTTAGTTCATATCTTGATTCTTTCTTGGAAGAAAGCTTCTCTAAGGAAGATTTCTCTAAGGCAGTTAAGAATACTTCCGCAATGAACGTTCTTGAAAGACTTCGCAATACACTTGCTGTTGACAGCGTGATGATGAAGGAATCCGTTCAAGAAGCAGTTCTTGATGGTAAGAGCAAGATTGATAATCTTCAAAACGAAAACAGCGAACTTAAAAAGCAATTGAGAGTTCTTGAAGAAAACTTCAAAACTGTTCGCGTCAACGCACTCATCGAAGAAAAGATTTCTAATATGTCAGAAGACAAAAAGGGCTTTGTTCGCAATACTCTCAAGGATAAGTCATTCGATTTCATCTCAGAGAATTTCGACTATGTTTCCCGTCTCTTTGACAAAAAGGAGAAGGAAAAGATCAAAAACATCACAGAAGACGCAAAAAAGCGTAAAATTGATGTAGATTTTATCCCAGAACAACAAAAAGTTGTAACGGAAAGCATAAATAATAACAACGACGATGCATATGATCCATATGTTTCCGAGTTGGATAAAGTTTTCGGAAAACGATAAATTTTTTCACCAAGAGTCATGAGGTCGCAAGACCTGAATATATAGAAACAGAGAATACGTCAAAATATGAAACCAAACTCACAAGTTAATGAAAGCAGAACTGATGCACTCGTAAGAAAGTGGTCTAAGGTCTTGGATTACACCTCAAAGGGTGTTGCTCCAATCCGTGATGAACACACTTACAGAACAACAGCTATGCTTCTTGAAAACCAAGAGCAATGGTGTATCCAAGAAGCCAATACAGCAGCTACTGGCGGTGTTTTCGGTGCTACGCAATCTATCGGTAACGGTATTGCTAACTCCGACAGCTACGCAACAGGCGATGCTAGACTTCCTAAGATCCTCATTCCTATGATTCGACGCACTTTCCCTGAGTTGATTTCCAACGAACTTGTTGGTGTTCAGCCTATGGGCGGACCAGTTGGTCTTGCTTTCGCTCTTCGCTATGCTTATCAGTCCGATACTCTCGGTGCTGATGGTATCGATGGCAAGGCATTTACCTCTACCTCCCCAAGAGCTAACGGCACAGGTTATCTTTCCGGTCAAGCTGGCTTGAACGGAACAGAACTTGGCTATCAACTTCTTGATACACGTTTCACCGGAACCTCTTCTGGATTCCTTTCAGGTAACTCTGACTGGACATTCGCTGATCAGGACCGTGGTGTTGCTGAACTTCTCGCTAATTACGAACTGACAGGTAAAATCCCTCAGATCGAAATGAAGTTTGAGAAGACTGCTGTTGAAGCAGGAACTCGTAGACTTGCTACCCGCTGGTCTGTTGAGCTTGAGCAAGACCTTAAGAACATGCAAGGTATCGATATCGATGGAGAACTTACGAACGCAATGTCGTATGAAATCCAAGCCGAAATCGACCGTGAAGTTGTGATGCGTATGATTCAATCCGCCATGAATGGTGGAGCAGGTGCTGGTTACTCCATTTGGAGCCCAGTTAGTGCCGATGGTCGTTGGACTGCGGAGCGTAACATCACTTTCTATCAGAAGCTACTTATCGAGTCCGGTCGTATGGCCGCTCGTAACCGCCGTGGAGCCGCTAACTTTGTTATCGCAACTCCTCGCGTTTGCACTATCCTTGAAATGCTTCCAGACTTCAAAACATTTGAAATCGCTGGAACTGTTGCAACAGGTGGTGTTGGTGTAGCTAAGGTAGGAACTGTTGGAAATCGCTTCACCGTTTATCGTGACACCAGAACAGAAGTTCAGAACTCCTCTTACTATAGCACAAATGGATCTAATCCATATACTCCAACTCGCACAACAGCAGTTGAGTATGCGT